CATAGCACCTGTTATATGGGTGTTTCGTAGTATGTTTAATGAAGTAAAACGCTTGGATATACTCCTCAATAAAACACGAGAGGAGTATGCCAAACGTGATGATGTTAAAGAAGATATGCATGTGGTAATGGATGCATTACAAAGACTAGAAGATAAATTAGATAAGATATTAATAGGAAAGTAATATGAACGCACTTCAACAGTTGCAACAGGAAATGTCAAATGTTGCGACTTCCCCTAAAGAGTATGAACAAATGGTTTTAGCTATGCAAGAAGCTGATAAGTTTGCTAAACAAACAAACGTACAGGAAATGCAAGAAGGTGGGTTTATTCAAAAGCAAGAACAAGAGGGTGTAGGTGCATATGTACCACCACCTAAACAAACATTTGATATGACACCTGTTCAAATGCAACAAGGTGGTTTAACTAGCCAACCTTTTGTAAATGTAGACCCTAATAATATGCCACCTGCAGGAATGATAGGGGGAGCATTAAAAGGAAAAGAGTATGTTGAAGAAGTAAGTCCTGACGGAATGAGAAGTGTAGGATTTTTTAGAGACCCTAATCAAGGGTCATTTACGGGAAATGTAACTAGTGAACCTATGTTTAGACAACCCGGAGATATGGGTAGATATGTAGCTGCTAATGACCCCGGACAACCTTATGCTGGTTTTAGTAGTATGGCTGATTATCAAGCATCCTTACAAAAATCAGTACCAACAGGAACTTATACAGGAAAAAATGTAGGTGATATATCTGCTGAAATGATAGAGACACCTAAGTTACCAACAGGTGCTGCTATTACCCCTGCTCTTACACAACAAACAACAGGACAAGATATTGATGCAGGAGTTGGTCAGGTATCAGGACAGGTTGCAATACCTACAGCAATGGCTGCAACAGCTACTGCACAAGGTATACAAAAAACACCTGCACAACAAATGCAAGAACAACAAGTGCAACAGCAAGTACAAAATGTTACAGATGCTACACAGGCACAACAAGGTGCTATAACACAAACAATAGCACCTCAAACATTAGATAAAAGTTCAGTATCAGAACTACAAGCTGCACAAGGAACTGCTACTCAAATGGTCAATCCTGTGCAAAGACAGATACAATCAGGTGAGTTAGTATCTAGTGTTGCAAACGCACAAACAGCTTCACAATATACAGAACAAATACAGGAAGCTACAGCTACACCTACTAAAAAAGCAACTGTAGCAGGTCAACTAGAAGGTTTAATGCAACAGTTTGAGGGTGGTAATACTCCTTCTTGGGCTGCAGGTGCATTAAGAAATGTAACTGCTGAGATGGCTAGACGAGGTTTAGGTGCATCAAGCATGGCAGGACAGGCAATGGTTCAGGCTGCAATGGAGTCTGCTTTACCGATTGCACAAATAGATGCACAGACACAAGCACAGTTTGAAGCACAGAATTTAAGTAACAGACAACAAAGAGCAATGTTAGCTGCACAGCAACGTGCTACATTTATTGGACAGGAGTTTGACCAAGCCTTTCAAGCAAGAGTGCAGAATGCATCTAAAATAGGTGATATAGCTAATATGAACTTTACTGCTGAACAGCAGATTGCCTTAGAAAACTCTCGTGCTGTACAAACTGTTAACATGGCTAACTTAAATAATAGACAAGCTATGGTTATAGCAGAAGCATCTGCATTAGCCAACATGGATTTATCAAACTTAAATAATCGTCAACAGGCAGGTGTGCAAAATGCACAGAACTTCTTACAGCTTGACATGGCTAATTTAAGTAACAGACAACAAACAGAATTATTTAAATCACAACAAAGAGTACAATCACTATTTACAGACCAAGCTGCAACAAATGCTTCTAGACAGTTTAATGCAACATCTCAAAATCAGGTAGACCAATTCTTCGCTAATCTAGCAAGTCAAACAGGACAATACAATGCAAGTCAGATAAATGCACAGCAACAGTTTAATGCAGGTCAATCTAATGTAGTAGAGAGATTTAATGCAGAACTTAATAATCAACGTGACCAATTTAATGCACAAAATCAAACAGTAATTGCACAGTCTAATGCACAGTGGAGAAGACAGATTGCCACTGCAGATACTGCTGCACTCAATCGTGCTAATGAAGTAAATGCACAAAGTTTATTAGGTATTAGTAATCAGGCTTATAATAATTTATGGCAATACTATGGTGATACTATGGAATGGGCTTGGAAGAGTGCAGAAAATGAAAGAGAACGTGTAAAAGATTTAACAGCAGCCCAAATAAATGCATCAGCCGCAACAGATGCAGCCAAAATAAAAGGTGATTATGAGTCAAGTAGTAGTATAGGAAGTGTAGTATTACCTATACTTCTAAAAGGTGCGTTTGGAATAGGATAATATTATGGAACAAAGTGCTTCAAAAGTAGCATGTAGAAACATGACTAGATATATAAAAGAGGGTGGCTACGAGCAACCTGCAGAAGAAAGTAAAAAAGGTTTACTTGCTAGAAATATGCCAAAATCAAATCCTATAAAAAATAAAATGGACTCTATTGCTGATTATGTTTTAAGTATAAAGAAGGCTTTTAATAATGATGATGAATAAAGAAATATTAACAGATATGCCTATAGCAGGTGAGTCTTTAACACCTGAACTTGGTAGTAGACCTTGGCAAAGTCCACCACAGTTTAACACACCTGAACAGGCTATTAAACATTACTTTACAAGAATAACAGACCCTGAAGATAGTGCAGGTATAATAAACGCACTTGAAATGGGTGTGCCTGTAGAAACATTAACAGAAGTTATACAACTTGGTGGTGTTATGGAAGGACTGCATACTATTGATGTAGGTGTTTTAATTAGTCCTGTTATAGCTGAAACACTTATACAGTTAGCAGAAAAATCAGGTATAAAATATACAGTTGAAGATAAAGAAAAACCTGAAGAAAAGATGCCTGAAGATATAGACGTAAGATTAGCAACTATGGATTTAGAACCTAGTGTAAAATCTGTAGATGAAATTATGACAGGTAAAGAAGAAGAACCTGTAGATGAAGTAAAAGAAGAAGAACCAAAAGGTTTAATGGCAAGGAGAGTTCAAGATGGGGTTTAATTTTGGTGCATTTTTAGCAGGTGGTGCTGAAGCTATAAAAGCAGAAGCTGACCAAGAAAGACAAGATGTAAAAGAATTATTTAATACCTCTGCTAAGTTGTGGACAGAAATGGGTATAACTAACTTGCAAACAAACAGGGCTAAAAGAAAAGAGTTAAATAAAATTGCAGAAAGGTTACAAAAAATAGGTAACAACAATAGTCAATTTCTCTCTACAGACCAAATAGCAGCAGTAATTGGTCAGGGAAAAGGAGAAGATGTAGCAAAAACATTAGAAAAATTTAATGCTGAAGGTCTTAATTGGAATCCTGCAGATATTGTTGACATGGGAAAAAATTACAAATCTACCAATAAAACTATAGACGAATATTTAGAGGGTATATTAGGAAAAGTTAAATCAGGCACAACATACTCTGATGCTCTAATTGACAGTCAACCTGAAACACTTTCAGAAAAAATAGGTTTATTTAGTTCTAAAGATTATATAAAGAAAAGAGTGGATACATTTGGTTCTGTATTAGGTAGAGATTTAGCAGAGTTACAAGCATTAGCTATGGATGATAGGGAGTTTGGTGATTATCCAACAGCACAAATAAAACTAGGTTTACCAGTAGAATCTGGTTTAAAAGTTACATATTCTCAACTAAGAAGGGATTTTACAGATGTAATAGCAAATCAATATGGTTTTAAACTAACATATGTATATGATGATAAAGATAAAGAATATAAACCTGTATTTCCTGAAGAAATGGCAGAACTTCAAAATGAAATAACAACTGCAGTTGAAAAAGCACTGAATGATTTTGACACTTTAACTAAAACAGATACAGATAAAACACAGTTACAGATAAAGCAAGGCATAACAAACAACATACTAGGAAATAATTTAGCCACAGACCCTAATAGATATATACCAAAAGGCAAAAGAAAGATTAAAACAGAAAAAGAAATACAAGACGATATAGAATCAGGAAAACAAACTATAAAAAGTTTTAATAAAAGCATTGATGAAATAATAAAAACAAAAGATTTTAGGGATGGAAGCATTATAAAAAAACAAGATTTAATTTTAGATGAAATGCTTAACCAGTTAAATCAAGGTGGTTTAAAGCCTAATGTTATAACAGATGAAATAGTACAAATATTACAGGGTGAACCTTTTAACAAGAATGTAGTTGATGCTAAAAATATTGTAAACGATTATTTAAAGAAAAATAAAGTTGAACCTGATTTAAATAAATCATATCCTGAAAATGAGTATGGTTTTAATTTACCTGAAGGTTATGTAAAACCTAGACCAGAGAGAACTTTTTTTACTAAAGATAAATATGATAAATGGAATGAGGATTATGGAAAAACACATTTTCCAAATGGAAAACCAAAAGCATAAATATGTTAAAATTAAAAGACTACAATTATCTCGAAGAAGATGAAATAAATAAAGAAAACCTCATAAAAGATGATGGCTTCATATCTGATGCCTACGATTTCCTATATAAAAGAAATAATAATACAAAATTAAGCACAGCAGAAGAGGTGTATGATGAGTTTATGGAACATATGCGTTACTCAAGCGTAAATGAAATAACTGCATTACGTGACTTAGAATATGCACAGAATGCAAAAGAAGAAGATAAAAATAGTTTTGGTAGATTAATAGATGTGTATGATAGAATGCCGGGAGAAGACTTATCTATGAAAATGATGTTGGATTATGCTGAAGGCATAGCTACTGCACCATCAACATATTTAGGTATAATAACAGGTGGAACAGGGAAAGCTGCAGCAGTAGCAGGTACACAAACTGCAAGATTAGGACTAAGAAAAGCACTTGCTGGAACTATTAAACAGGCTTTTGAACAGCCATTAAAGTCAGGTATAACTCGTGCTATGGCAGTTGAAGGTTCAATAGGTGCAGGTCAAGGTTTAATTGAAGAAGGAACTAGAGTTACAACAGAAAATCAAGAGGAACTAACAGGAGAAAGAGCATTAACAACAGGACTTGCTTCTGCAATAGGTGCAGGTGTAGTTTCTGTTCCATTTGCTGCGTTAAGTGCAAAAAGGGCTACAAGAGCATCTGAATTAAAAGAAAAATACTATTTAAAAACATTAGAAAAAGCAAATCTTGCAAATGAAAAATCTAAAAAAGTATTAAAAGAAGCACCTGATGAAAAGATAAATGAGATAAAAGATAAGTTAAAAGCATTAGACCTAGATAAAGTGAAAGAAGGAAGGGCAGTAAGACACTATCTTTCAGACTCTGATGAACTTATAGCAGGTCTACCTAAACATGTATTTGAAAACATAGCTGCAGCTGTTATTAGAGTACAAGAAAAGATAAAAATGAAGCCCGGTGAAAGAATAACTTCGACAATACAGAAGGCAATAGCTAGTGGTGACGTTCTTACAGATGACATAACTAGAATAATAAAAGAACATAATATAACACTAGACCAATTTTCTTTAATTTACAAAGCAGAAATATCAGATGCAGGTAGAATACTAGGCACACAAAGTGCATTAAAAAGAAGTTTAGGTGGAAAATTTGTTGGAATACCTACCAAAGAATACAGGGATGCTGTAAACAAACAATTAAAAGATTATGATGCTCTTCGTACAGCAGGATTATCGACTGTTTCAAGAGAAGAAGCTGAAGCAATATTGTCAAATGATAAAGGTGTATATAGTGCTTTTAGAGACTTAGATAGACTAAGATTAGGATTAATGACATCCCAACCTGCCACTACTGCTAGAAATAATTTAAACGCAGGATTTCGTGTAGGTGTTGATGCTAGTATAAGAGCAATCGATAATATAATTAATTCTAGAAATTTATTAGATGGAACATTTGACATAGCTAAATATACATTTAATCAACAAGAAGCTAAAGTTGTTAGACAACTATATTCTGAATTATACCCTGAACAATCAGCTATATTATTTAGGCAAAATGCTGATATAGATATAGGCATGAAAAATGATACTGTTTTAGCAGATATTGGTAGAAAGTTTAATGTTCTTAACTCTGCATCCGACAACTTTTGGAAGCAATCTGTATTTGCGTCATCTTTAAGTAGAAGCGTTAAAGATAAAACAGGAAAAGAATTAGTAGAAATAATTGAAGATGGTGCTTTAGATGAACTACCTGAAGAAATGTTTCAAAAAGCATATGATGATGCACTAGAATTTACCTATCAAAACTCATTTAGAGAAAACACAACATTTAATAATTTTGCAAAAGGTGTTATTAAGTATCAAAGAGATTTACCCTTTGTCATATCTGCTGTTCTTCCTTTTCCTAGATTTATTGCAAGTCAGTTAAAATTTATAGGAGAACATGCACCCATATTTTCACAATTAAAATTAATAAAAGATGTGGTAAATAAAGAACCTACTGAAAAATTTGTTGATGTATGGAAAAAAGAAGCAGGAAAAAGAATGACAGGTTCACTGATGCTTGCGACTGCATTTGCTTGGAGAATGAAACAGGGTGATACAAACTATTGGTATGAAATAAAAGATAATAATGGAAATATAATTGATGGTAGACCTTTATATGGTCCTTTTTCTGCTTTTATGCTAATGGCTGATATAGCATACAGAGGTATGACAGGAACTTTGCCACCAACAATAGGTGATTATGTTAGAGACGGATTACAGGCAACACTAGGTTCTACTTTTAGAGTAGGTCTTGGTTTAAGTATTTTAGATAATTTATATAGAAATGCATCTAAGGGTGATAAATTAGTTGGAGAAACAATAGGAGACATATTAAATACCTATATGATACCTTTGTCTGTTGTAAAAGATTTGTACAGTCAGTTTGACCCACAATCGAGAATGATTCCTGAAACTAGAAAGGGTGGGGAAATTAACTTTTTAGACTACATGTATTCAAGAGCAAATAGAAGTTTACCTGATATACCTTTAACAGATGGTCTAGGTGCAGGTTATGATGACCCTGCTTTTTCTGCATTTCAAACAGGTCCTCTACAAGCAGTTAATCCTTTAGAAAAACAGTTATTTGGTTTAGGCAAAAGAAAAAAGAAAAATGTTTTACAGGAAGAAATGGGCAGACTAAATTTATCTACTTATAATATATATAGAAGAAACCCTAACAACTTAATTGACAGATATACTCGTAGAGAACTTGCTAGGGAGGATAGTCCTTATAATATGTCTCAAATTTTAGAGGGTATTATAGAAAGTGAAGAGTATCAAAGATTAGGTTATAAGGCTAGAAGACAAGAGATTATAGATACAGCTAAATATTTAATAAAAAATGCTAAACAATTAGCTAAAGATAGAATAGTTACAGAAACTGAAGCAAGAGTACTAAAAGGTGAACAGATTACTTATACAGAAACAGATAAAGCATTGTGGGATGAGACAAGTCAAATAAAAAGAGATGCCGCAAACGAGGAATACGAAGCATTATATGGAAATACAATCGAAGAAGACCAAGCGTACGGCATAGGAAATATATTAGTTAAAAAATCAAGAGGTGGTAGACTAGGTTTAGCTAAATAACCTACCTGTTATCACCACTACCACCTAATACACCACGTTTCTTTCTAGACTGTAATTTAGCTATATTATCTTCCATTATCTTACCCATGTCATCTTCTAGCCAATCACACAGCATAGCACAGTACCAAAGAACATCACCTATTTCATCTCTAATATTCTGTTTAGGATTATTTAAACGATGACCATCCCTTATAACTTTTTTAACTTTATTAGCTACCTCACCTGCTTCACCGACTAACCCTAGAGATAAATACTCTAGGGCTTTGTCTGCAGGAAATATAGCAGTTTTCTTTGCTTCTGCTTGATAAGCACTAGCAGTTATAACGCTTTTACTTTTATTTTCCATATACTTTTGTACCTCTTCTTCTAAATTCATATCCCTTAACCTTTTTCAAATTATTCGTGTAGGCAGAGTCAAAACCTCTCTGCCACTCACGATACTGCATAGTGTTTAGAGGGTAAGGACTTCTGACCCTACCCTTTCTAAAACATTGTACACCTTTATCAAACTGTATGCGTAAAGGTGCATCATACTTTTTTAAACCAAAATGTCTACGATTTTGAATCACCTTTTTTCTCCACTTTATTATCAGGTTGCTCTTCTTTTTTAGTAAAAAACTTTTGTATCATTTCTAGTTTATCGTGGTAATCAGCAATCTTACCTAACTCCACCTCAATAACAGCTTGTATGTCCTGATGTGGTGGGTCTCCTATTCCTACAGGATTATTTAGCAACACTTCCATATTTGCTATTGACCTGTTTATCATTCCCATATAATAAGTTCTTGCAGAACCAATTAATATATCTCTCATATTATTCTCCTTTCTCTTCATTAAATAATTTAAGTAACCTGTCTTTATCTATTTTAAACCACTCGTTACTTTTCTTGTCACAGAATTGTTTTATATATCTGTGCATCTTTCTTTCTTCATCTGCAACATTTGTTACAGCTTTTTTATCAACAAGATAGTAGTCTTGAAAAGGACTACCTGTTTGATAATTTTTAAGTCTACTCTCGGCAGAGTTTACAGACATTCCTATTTTAAACCAACCTTCTTTTTCAAACTCAGGTCTAGTTGCTATGTACAATTCACCTTTGACGTTTTCATCTTTAGCCATTTCATCTAATTCATTGTGTGAATATGCATCATCAAGAGATTTATAATTACCGGGTTTGTGAAGTGGATTAACTATTCTATTTTTGTAGTCTGAATATTTAGGTATAAACTTACCACCTACAAACATACGATTTGTATTTTTACGAGCATGAGTAACAACTCTCTCTCGATATGTGCCTGTGCTACTATAATACCACCACTCACCATCAACAAATCTTGCATTGTCCTTAGTATAGTTCTCTAGGTCTACTTTTCTTGCTTTTTTCATAAATTTCTCCTTTCGTAAAAAATTTTTGTTGTTTTAAAGACCCTCAGAGGGGTAAAACACCACCTCCGAAGGGTAAACTACCTGATTATGTAGACTCAATATCAACGACTTCGCAAACTCCAGCACTACAAGCCAACTCTTTTGACCCTGTTGTATTGTCTTCTTTTTCAAAATCTTGCAGTTTTTTCCAATCTATCACATCAGGCATAAGTTTGTCAAGTTTTTTATACTCTTTTTCTGTGATTTCTTGGTATGGTGCTTGTGCATAAGTATGTTCACTATGTGGTAGAAAACTAATTCCTGATATATCATCAAAGTTTTTATATACCCATGCTCCAACTTCCATCCATTCATCTTCCTTTACGGAAATAGTAACAGATGGTTTATGCTCACACCAATACTCTTGATATGTTTTCCATAGTCTTAGTTGGTCTATGGCTGACATGTCGTTTCTAGTTGTTGCTCCTTTAGGTGCTTTCATAGGAAAGCTAAATACTGTGGTGCTATCAGGTTTCATTACATCAGGTTCATTAGGTATACCTGCTGATTTCATGAACTCTGTTAATGGGTCTTTGTTATCACCACGTACAGTACGAATATAATATTCACTATGTCTAGCATGAATGCCACTTGCACTATCTACAAGCTGTGATACAGTTCCACTTGGTTTGACACAGGTAATGGCAGTAGATTGTGGTATGCCTAAAATTTTTGCATACTTTTTATTTGTCTTGATAGCCTTTTCTTTTAACTTTGTAAGTATAGCACCTACACGTGAACCATCAAATATTCGTTGACCATCTTCTAGGAATATCGTGTTATCGTCATTAAATAATTTACTGTCCATAATACCTGTTAATGATACACCAAGTAATCTTTCTTCTTCTGTATTCTTTTTCCATATTGACCGTAAGTATTTGAAATCTGTAAGAGTAGATTGAAATGTACCAAGTATTGTAGCCATTTCTACTTTTTCTAATAATGTTTCTTCAGTGTCATCTGACCTTACAACAACCTCTGATAGATTACAGAATTGATAGGGTCTTAAAATAATCTCACTACATGGGTTACAACCAAAAGCATAGTTAGTATCCCTTCTACCGTTTTTACCTGCTTGTTCTACGGCAGACTTACGATTAAAGATACCACGTTCTCCTGACTTACTTTCTACAAGTGACAACCATTCACGCATAAAGGTTTCCATATTTATTTTACCTTTATATGCCACGCTATTATTAGCCAATGCACGTTGACCTTCATTCTCCCACCATTGACCTGACTTAGCATATCGCATTTGGTCATCACCTAAATTAGATAAACTAATTAAAGCAGAACGTCTAACACCACCTACAACAACAACCTCACCAATCTTACACATTATATCGTGGCACTCAATAGGATATAGTCTTCTACCTGCAGACTGTTGAAATGTTTTAATGCAGAACCTATATAAATCTACAAAAGGTTCAGGACCTGATGCTCTACCACCAAATGTTTTAAGTCTTGCACCTGCAGGTCTTACTTCTGTAACATCTAATGTAGGAATCTGACCTACATATAACATAGCAATCAACTCACGTAATGCTCTAGCCCAACCTGAACGAGAGTCACCCACTTTGATTACAGTTGTACTTTTTTCAAAATGCTCATTTACTACAGGAAGTTTGTCCACATTCTCTCTTTCAACAGAGAAGCCTACACCTGTACCACACATAAGAATATACATACACTCATCAAATGCACGAGGGCTATCGACAGGTAAGTATGAACAGTTATATCCTGCTACATGACATTTATCAAGTGCTTTACCTGAAGTCATTAATGCTCTCATACTAGGCATTATATCTAAATTTATTATGTGATGAAATAATCTATCCCTAAGTTCATAAAACTTTCTTTCATCATAGTCATAGTTTTTAATTAAATGGTCTTGCATATAGTTTAAATACCTATCTACAGTTTCCGACCATTCTTCTCTCCTATTTTCTTCAGGTATCCATCTAGCATATCTAGATAATGCTATAAAGTTTTGATAGTCTGTCGGTAAATTTGTGCCCATATTATTCATTTATATCTCCTCCTGTGTTACTCTAATGTTTTTTATTTCTATACCATTTATATCGTGTATTACTTCTTGTAATAACTCTTCAAATTCTTCTGTAACACTTCCATCGGAAGGAACAGCATATTCTTCAGGGTCTAGATTTAATGTTGTAAATATTTTAACTCTTATTTTCATTTTTAATCTCTATTAATCTATCTAAGTACCATTTGGCTTTTTTTAAATCTTCTAAACCGTTTTTATATCTGTATCTCCAAAGATATTTAATTATGTTACCCTGTAAATAATATTCAAAGCCTTTATCTGTTGCAGCTTCAATAGCATCAATACACTCTATGCCACGTTGATTATAATGTGGTGGGTGATTTACCATTTCTTCTACAATTTCTCTACCTATTATTTTTTTAGTAGGTTCACTATCTTCAAAGTCTATCATTTCTTTTATACTAGCAGCCATTATGCATTTCCTTTCGTTTTAGTTTTAAAGTTTATCTTTATAACATTATCTCCATCATTATGCAAGTACTTTTTGTTGGGTGGTATAACATCATGACTATCTATAAACTCTTCTTCTAAGTCATGAATTGTATCATTAGTAATTGTAAATTCTTCTAGATGTTCTCTAAAATCATCATCTACATTACTTAGCAATACAGCATTGCACATTAATTTACATATACCATATAAGGCTTTTTTATCTTCTTTATTTAAAGAACTTTGATTATTGTATAGTATGCTAGTATATAAACCACCTGTCCATTTCTTTCTGTCTTCTGAAAGAATAGGACTAACAACTATTGTAAAATCTTCTACATTTATATTATCCATATTTTAACTCCTTTTTACTTTTTTATTTGGAAAAGGTATAAATTTAGAATACTTTATTTTTTTCTTTTCCTTTAGCCAATCTTCAGGTATTATTCTATCATAATATCTAAAACCGTATTTAATACACCACTCTCCATATGATGATTTAGCACCCTTACGTAACTTAGTTTTACTGTTTGTAAATACAAACCTTATATCTAAATTAGGGTGTTGTTTCTTTATAGCAATATGTTTTCTCCTATCTGATGCTATAAATCTGCCTTTAGTTTCTATAATAATTCCATTATCTAAAACAAAATCAGGGGTATAGGTACGATAAGAAAGGTCTTCCCACTCAATCTTAATCTTCTCATATAGGAATTTTATATTATGTTCTTTAAGATATTTAGCAACAATATCTTCCAAACCACTCCTATACCCATGCTTTCTTGCTATGCGAGTTGCACTATATGCTGACACTATCCATTTGCCCATATCTTTTTTGCTTCTCTTTTTAGATTACTATTCCAAGTCCACGAATCAAAATTTGGATAGATAAGAGAAGCCAACTCATACTTATCACTGCTAATAGACAAAAACTTTTGTATACTAAAAGCTACCTTTTTAAGTTGTTTTTTATAAGAAGCTAATTTATCTAACGTAAACTTTTTATAATCTTTTGGTGTAGCAAAAAATAAATCTATACTATTATCAGGATATGCCATAGAATAAAATGCCATCTGTCTCATCTGTGCTTGAGTAGGTTTACTTGGCATTCTTGTAGTTGTTTTTAAGTCTACTATCTTGTCTTTAAATCTAAAGTCTATATAACCCATAACAGGTATAGGCATATCATCAAATTGAACTTCAACTCTTTCTTGATATTGTTCTAAGTCTTCATACTCAAAGTTTGTATCAATAATTTCTCCAAAGCCTTTTAATAACTTTCTTTCCTTTTCTACTTTAATATCACCTAAGTCAACATTAGATTCTACACATAGATTCATAAACTTCATTTGCAATACATCGAAGTCAAACTTACCTGTTTCATATTTATCAGACAATGCAGATTCTAGAACAATACCTCTAACTGCACCTGCTCCACTGCCTGACTTAACACCAAAAAGATACCTAGCTACCCACATAGGCATGTCGCTTATGTAGGTATTTATACTGCTAGGTGACAAGTAGTTAATGTCATGAACCTCAAAAGGGTTGTTACTTTTCATCAGTTGACAACTCTACGTCTACAAACTCATTAACAATATCTTTGTCTTGGTCAGATATATCCTCAGATGCTACAAACTTATCCCACTCACTAACAACCCAACCATTGTAGTTAGTTACAAACTCTTGGAATTGTGTAAATAATATTTGGTCACTATCCGTAATGTCTGCAGTTCTAGTTAAGTCAAGAGATGCCACAGGAACATAGAAGCTACTACCACTTGGAATAGTTTGCTCGTCTGTGCCTACAGATATGTAATGATTTACAGGTATCTTTTGCATCTTAGCTAAAGTAGATATAGGAACACCCATGTTTTTAAAACCTGTAGCATTATGTATCTCCCAAATAAATGGTGTCTCTTTTGATTCAACTTCATTTAGTGAAGAGTCTACAACCTTACCTATAAACTTAACCTTACCAAAAATACCTCTAACTCTTTTTACAGACTTAATTATATCTTTAGTAGTATCAGGTAAACTGTTCCAATCTTTTTGAAAACCTTGAGGTCTACCAAGATTAAATGTACCCATTGTATCTTTTAGGTCAATATTAAGATTGTCAGAGAATACTGTCTTCTCATACTTATTAGCAAAAGGTATCCACTTCTTATACATAAACCTTTGCATAAAGATTCTAATCTCTATATTCTTACCATAGAATACATTCTCATCGTCAGGAAGTTTTAGTTCAAAGTGACCTGCTTCCATTATTTCTTCCTTAACCTTTTTACCATTTATCTTTGTATCTTTCATGATAGGTTGATTTACGATACGTAGTCTAGGAAGTTTTACCGAAGTAGAACCACCACTCTCTTTATCTAAACTTACACCCATAGCTTTTGCCATGATTGCATAATTGTCATTGTCTATACTCTTAATTGATATTTCATTTACCATATATACTTCTCCTTTTTTTTAACGGTTCGTAGTTATATCATACAACTTCTTGCATGTCAAGCCAATTATTTCCTATTTTAGCTTCTAAAATTAATGGTACATTTAAATCTACATTAAACTTATCATTAACCAAGTTAGTCATACGACTGTTAGTCTCCTTTATTAGGTGTAGCACATCATCAACTTCATCAGGATGTACATCCACCACTATTGAATCATGTACGGTATTTACCACACATGACCTATACCTGTCAAGTCTTTTGTCTATCTCCATTAATATTAATGGTACAATATCTGCTGTAGCAAAAGACTGTACAGGAAAGTTCTTAATTTGTGTAAAGTATGTAACCTTACCATTGGCTAATCTTTCTACTTTAGGGAAGGCAAACTCTCTTCCTGAAGGTGTAGAAATCTTGCCTGTACTTACAGCTTCCTTAGCCAATCTGGAATGCCAAGATGCGATTCCTTTATACTTTTCATTGAATTGTTTGTAGTATTTTGCTTCTGCACTTGTTCTTCCAAACCCTGTCGCACCGTAGAGTGGTGCAAACGTGTGTGCTTTCGCTTCTTGCCTACTAATACTCTGACCACCTTCAGTAATAACTTTTGCAGTGTAACTATGTACGTCAAAACCATCTTCTATCTCCTTCATTGCTATTTTATCTTGTGACAAATATGCAGCAGTTCTAAACTCTAATTGTGCAAAATCTGCTTCCATTATCTTGCCACCTTCCCATCTAGATACAAATACCTTCTTTACAGGAAATGTACCACCTCTAGGCATATTTTGCATATTAGGGTCTGCTCCACTAAATCTACCTGTTGCAGTTCTATGCTGTAGTAATCTAACATGCAATCTACCATCAGACTTTATATGTGTTTGTATACCCTCTACAAAAGAAGAAAGGTATGTTTCTAAAGCAGATAATCTTTTTAAGTCTCCTAAAAAATCTACTGCATCTAACATATTATTTTGTTTAGCTATGTGCTGTACCATATCTAAATTATTTTTGCCTACACCAAAACCATTTGCTGATACCCATTTAGCTGTGGGTGGTGCAAACTTGAGACCTGCAACCTCTGATGTAGGTGTAAATAGATAACCTTGTGCTTCACAATGTGTGCATTTTGTTTCTCTTGCAAACGGTGTTCCATCTCTTTTGGTCTTTCTAACCTTTCCATATCCATTACACTTAGGGCATTTCTTTGCTATAACTTTACGTACAACAGTTGAGTTTTCTTTAACAGTCTTCTTAAAATCCTCTCTACTCATGTATGGTGTAAAGCTATTTGCCCATAGTGCTTTGTCATTAGGCTTTCTACTAAATATAACCCACGACATCTGTTCAGGACTATTTAAGTTGATAGGAATATCACCCATCAATACTCTAACTTTCTTTTTTAAACTTTCTGATATTACATTCTTCTCTGTTAAGAACTCCTGTTTAACCTTGTCTAATGACTTTACATCAACTGTAAAACCTGTCTGATATATTCTAGCAAGAGTGATAGATATTTTATTTGTAAACTCTATAACTTTTCGTATACCATTATTAGATTTCTCTATAGCATTAATTTGCTTATCGTATAACTGTTTAGTTGCCCATACATCAGCAGATAAATAATGTGATAGTTCTGCATGTGGTATTTCATCTGTATTATACCCTTGCTTAAAATACTCTTTCAATGTTCCTTGCTTTTTAGTTTCTAAATTATGTTTCATTGCACAGGCTTCAAGGGATAATGGTTCTTTGATACCTCTCTGTAAAATATATTCAGCTAACATAGTATCATATACATTACCATCATACTCAAAACCACACTCCCACAACCAAAGTAATTCATGTACAACATTATGACATATAAGAAGTGTTGTTTGATTTAATATACTTTGTATCTCTGCATGGTAAGAAACATTTACGTCATCTGTTCTATATAAATACTCTCGACCATTTACAATAAAGCCAACCATTACAAGTTTATTGTCAGGTTCAAATGGGTCAAGATGTGTCTTACCATCTCTTTTTGTTGTTGTATTTTCTACATCTAATACTGTTATCATTTTAACTCCTAATCTCTGTGTCCATAAGGTTCTGCATCTTGACCCATAATATGAGTGCAACCACTAGGTGATTCATCACAATTTGGGTAACTATAACATGCTATGTGTGGGTCAACATATTTTATCTTTAACACTTTATACTTTATAAAAGACTTTATCATACTAGCAGGTATTTTAAACCAATAAGTATACGTAAACTCCCAATATCCCCAATTTTTATCTTCCCAAACACCGTCGCTTACTTTAGACAAACCTCTATCTGATTGTATCTCTCTAACATAATGTTTGTATTCAACATAGTAAAACCACAATTCTAAAAATGTATCTTCTATCTTAGTTTTTTTTCTATCACTTTCATAATATTCCCAAAACATATCTTCACGATACTCACTAAAATATTTTCTGTGATAAGAAAAATCATATAGTTTATTTGTTTTTTTTACGTGTCTATAATACCAAATTAAATTTGTTACAATACGTTTTATAAATGACATGTTCTTTTTTAATACTTTCATGATTCATACCTTGCTGTTTTATAATCAAATTCACTATGCACTATTCCATGCCAACCTGTCAACTTATTTTTTACTAAGTTTAAATGTCTCATAGAATCTTCTTCATCCTGACCCTCTACAGGTGGGTTCTTTGCAATCAGTATCATCAGGTCAGCTTCTGCAGCTTTTCCTGTTCTAGACCCTTCCATCATAGCTTGGTTCAGCACAACCTTATTCTCTGCTTCTGCAGATAGTTGAGACATATAAAATATAGCACAGTTGTGCATCTTAGCAATCTGTCTTGCATGTATAGCATTTGCTTTTAATGCTTCGTCTGCTCTTGCAAAGCCACTTGTCCTAGCAAACTTATCACCCATGTCTAATACAACTACGTCAGGTTCTACAGCCTTACATACTGATTCCACCCATGCCATATCTTTACCTGTAGCATCTTTAATCAATAAGTTTTCTTTTATGGGTGCAAATAAATCTCTAGCCTTACTAGGGTTTTCTTTTATCTCCCATTTGTCCATACCTGTTGCAGATGTTAGATACCTCATGCCAACTCTATGACTACCTTCTTCATTACAAAGTATCATACATTTAGCACCTTGTCTTGCAAACCCATTGACTCCTGCAATGAGACTTGCATGAAAAGATGTCTTACCTGTATTAGGTCTTGCACCTACTTCAATAAGATGTCCTGCATTAATGCCACCAATCTTACGAGCAAGTGACTCTATATTAAATGTCCATCTTGCTTCAAGGTCATTCATTGATAGTAATGTGTCAACATCTATGTCATCCCATGTGACATTAATATTAGGTATTAAATTCTCGGAGTAAGACTCAAGAATATTTCTAATGGGTTCAAGTGTGGAAAGACTACCATTAACATAGTCAAAACCAATGTTAGCAATATCTTCACCAATAACTTGCTGAAATAATTTAGATAGTACCTCTTGTGCAACGTCATCTCCCATTGTTTGCTCTTTTTTAATCTGATTAAACAGACCTTCAAATGCATTCTTCTGTGCAGTTGTCATAGATGGATTACCTGATACAAACAGAGCATGTATCTCATCAGGTGTAACTGACCTTTCATACTTTTGCATAGCAACATCTAATGCTTGTTTTATCTTACGAACATCTTTGCTAAACAATCTGTCAGGACACTTTGCTCCTCTGTGATTATCATAAAAATCTTTCTCCATTAAACTACGTATAAGTGCTAATTCCATGTTGGTTCTCCTTTTGGGGTTAATAGGTTTAAGTTTATTAAGTCTTCTTCTTTACGATATTTTAAATCATCTGTCAACCGTAAAACTTTTACTGTGTTTACATGCCCTCTTAATTCTTTTGCAAACTGCATAGTTTTGGGTAGGGCATCAGGGTCTAGTGCTATAATTGCTGTTGAGAATCGTGAGAGATACCGTTTGTGAATATCAGTAAGTGTCGTACCCAACACAGCTACCCCAACGTATACTTCACCTCCAATACATAAGGCACTCAAACAATCCTCAACAACGACTGCCACATTACCACATCCAAAGGTAAAAGGCAACCCACTATTACCATATTTTTTCCACTTAGGTAATCTCTTACCTAGTGACCTTCCTATGGCATCTACTGTCTTACCGTTCTCATGAATAGGAAACACAACTCTGTTATCTTTCACATCATGTAAGAACTCAACAGTATTACTATCTATATTCCTATCACGAAACCAATTAAGAATATAGTTATCTTTTGATTGTACAACAAATTCAGGTAACACAAACTCACCTTGCTCTTTCATTTGTCGTACACCCTTTATTTCATCTACAGACATTCTTGTTCTTGTAGTACCTTTAATATTACAAGATGCCTTATAGCAATTCCAAACAAGTGAACCCATGTTATTTGTAATAGTAAATGTATTATAACCACCACATGTAGGACAGTTCATTCTTCTTGTTTCTCCTACAGTTATATGTATATCTTTTATAATATCATGTATATTATATATCATTATATGTTCCTTTGTTTGGGCATTTGAATGCTTTTACCATGAATTTTAGTGGTTGTCAACATATTTTTTTCTTTCTTTTAGTGCAGAGTTAGCACTAGCATATGTATTTTTCATGTATGGCTTAACACTATTAGGGTTAGCATGACCTGTGACAGACATAATCTGACCCATAGGTACACCTGCTTCTACCATCTCTGTCGTTCCTGTCCTTCTAAAGTCCATTAACCATAGATTATCAGGTAGACCTGCCTTTCGCATTATACGTTTAGCCACCTGTGATATACGTTCTATGTTGTATGGAACATATTCCCCACTTCTATCTTTTGTATATGGTGCTACATATTTTTGAAAGCCAAAATCTTTTTCTTGTTCCACCAACATGTCAAGTAAATCCTCTTCAATAGGTAAACAAACTATAGAACGTCTTTTAGACTGTTGCAAATTTAACACACCTTTATCAAAATCGACATTAGACCACTCTAATAAACGCATATCACCTATCCTCTGACACCATTCATATGCCATTTGTGATATTAATCCAACATTTCTATATTCAAAATCGGCATAGGCTACATCAAGAAATCTACGCATTTGTTCCTGTGTCCATACAACAGTTCTTTTGTGTGTGGACTTCATCTTAAAGGTCATAAATGGATTTGTTTCAGCATATCCCATTTCTGTTCCAAAAGAATACATTTTTTTGACTACGGCACAGATGTGGTTTGCCATAGATATGCCACGATTAAGCCACAGTTCATATAACTGTCGTGCAACTGCACCATTAAAATTTTTCAGCTTTATGTCTGATACTTTTTTATTTCGATACATTGTTTCCATTGCAACTCGTAAAAAGTATTCATAATCTTTTTTAGTTTTAGTGCCTAATCTATTGAAATCATTAGATTTTTTATATTCGACAGACAAGCCTAGTAGTGTAGGAAACCTCTCTATAGATATGTTCTCCTCTAAATTAGAAATGTATTCGTCTATGGCATCATTAAACTCTTTAGCTTTCTGCCTTACTTCTGACAAACTTTCTCCTAAATTAATACGTTGTACAATATTTGCATCAACATACTTTTGAGGTGGGTTATATCTATAGAAGGATTTACCACTAGCCCAAGTTTGTTGCACTACATATCTTGGCAACTTTTTGGGCTTTGGCACATTGACCGTAAAATTAGTCATGCATAGGTTTCCATGCAGTTTCATCTGACTCTAACACATAATCTGCATACCATTTTGCTGTATCACTATCAGGATTTTTCTGTGGAACAAACTTTAATGAATTATGCATATGATGTAGTAACTCATCTAACATAGATACCTCTGACAATCGTATGTCATGACACTCAGAGATGTAATCTATTGTTTCTTTTAGCTTGTTATGTAATTGTAGAAACTTTAACCTTTGCTCCTCTGTAACAAGAATATCTTTCATATCTATATTAACCTTAAATTTACCGTTTGTATCTTTCATATTAACTCCTTTCTGTTGTTTTTAATGCTTGTTGTCCACAAGATATACCATCAAACATTGACATTACATCTCTTAAATCACCATCAATGCCCTTAAATATCTCATTGATGATAGATACTGTCCACCCATTGCCTATCGCTTTCATACGATTAGACTTGGCTACAGGCATGTATGCTATTGACTTTTCTCCATCTTTTTGGTATCTACCCATAGATGTATAATCTCTAGGTAAAGTCTGTAATGATTCCATTTCTGTAACCAATAACTTTCTCCATCTTAAATCATCTACAACTATGTTATCTTTTTGGATAGTGCTTAGACAATTCGTTTTATCATCTTGTCTAACTTCTATTTTTTCTGTGAAAGGTATTTCTAATTGGTTGTCTTTTCGTACACCAAACTTATCTAGTCTACGATTAACAATACGACCACCTTTAGGATTAAATGTGGCAACTTTAGGTTCTCTGTTCCCACCACCCATACTGTTTAAAGTGGGAGATTTCCCACTAGGTGAGTATACTCTTTTAAGTATATCATGACCTTTTATCTCAGCAGTTTCTCCTACTTGAACCATAGTTCTCTGCTTACGTTCTATACTGTTCCACCATACTGCACCATTATATCGTGCTGTTAGGCAATGTGACTTACCATTTTTGTTAGTCATCAATGGATTGGCAATGCCATCTTCTTCTAGTATGTCACCTAAAACTATACCCTCGTCTTTAATTTTAGATGGGTCAAATGGTATGTTTGTGATATACATTCTTACTCTATTCTGTCCACTTTTTAATGCACTATTGACAATGTGTACTTTAAAAGTATCACCTACGACATCTCGTATGGCATTGACCATAATGCTTTCATTCTCTTTGGACATTTTAACATTTTCAAGTAAGAAGTATTTAGGTTTGATTGCTTTGAGTGCATCAACGAATCTGTAGAATAACTGTCCACTCTCTGCCTTGAAACCATCTCGTTTTCCTGCTACAGAGAATGATGTGCAAGGTGAACCTGCTAGTAGTAAATCTACATCACGATACTTATCACTATAAACGTCAAGGTTATTTACATCACCTAGTTGTATAGTGCATGGGTGTTGGTATTGTGTTATTGCTATTGCATGTTTTTCTAATTCTGATGCAAAATAATTGTTATATTTAATCATGTTATCTCCTATAACCATTGGGGTTTATCTGTGTACTTATATCTTGCAAACTTTAATTTGTCAACCCTATAAAAATTACGATAGGCTTTTATCGGAAAAAATTCATCTGTTTTTAGTTCGTCATGTCCACTAAAACATTGTGGGTGTTTTGTGATACCTAACTCAGGTATAAACTTAGCACCTTCTCTTATATTGTACCTATGTTTAGATGCACCATGATTTTTACCATATCTGTAAGTATATTCTTCTAGCATAAAACAATAAAGAATATACGCAAATATAAAATTATTTCTACTATGCATAGCCCACAATGTGCATGGGTGTTTCTGATGGACAGGCTTGTATAAGTTATGCTTTTCTGCATACTGTGGTGCATGATGCCATAAAGCAGTACATAACATCTGTGACTCTTCTAATGGCATCTTGACTACATGTTGGTCACATAAAGATTTAGCAATCTTTTGTGGTGATTCTTCTATAATAAATCTATTCATGTTCTTCTTCCTCTAGTTGTTCATTATATAGATAAAGACCAAAATCATAGCCTTGTTTATAGGCATCAGATACTCTACTGCTATTGAAAGTTTTTCTAACACCCTCAAGCAAACCATCTGCAACACCATCTTTAAATTCTTGTAGATTTATTACTGTATCATTCATGTTCTCCCCCATTTCCTCTACCTAAACCTCGTTCCTTATACCAATGGTCAAAGTAAGTTGATTTACGTTTTGCTGTTTCAAAAACTGCTACAGTTATAACTATTCCAAATATAAGAACAGTATGTATGATAGCAGTAAATCCAAATATCCACATGCCACCAAACCACATTGAGAATATAATACACCACATGTATGCTAATACTTGCATAACCATGTGTCTAACATGTAAGTCTTGAATGTTACTTAATGGATTACGTTCATAATTCATAACAACATTCCAACAATCATATATAAATTTACTCATAGTTTATATCCCATCTGTAAAATATGTGGTCATCAATTCGTGTGATATATGTTTTACTACTTGCCCATGATGGTAACACATAGTGAGCATGGTAGTGTGTAGCACCCTCAACAAAGTCATCAAGGTTGCCATAGTACACACCATGTGCAACTAACATAGCTTTATCCCATGCATGTTCATCTTTAGGTTTATCACTCTTACCATCACAATACCAACTAAATTGACACTTGTTGCGAATAGGTATAGATGGATTCCATTTATATGTCAAGCCTTGTTTTACGACATCACATACATTATTAGGATACCTCTCGTCTCTAACCCTATTCATGGTTACTTGTGCTACTGCTATCTGTCCTATCAAAGATTGGTTTTTACTCTCGTGGTAGACATTAAGTGCTAGGCACATTAACATTTCAGCTATCATATTATTACTCCCATCTTTTTACTCCATTAATTTCAACCCAATAATCTTTATAGCTTGGGTGGTTTTCCAAAGCATTTAAAATGTCATCAGCTAAACGACCTATATCTACATACAGACGTTTACCATACTCTTCTACGTCTTCTTCCTCGTCGATATAATTAAATACATCTATTGTAAAATTACTTTTATTGCTCATATTACTTCTCCTCTATGTATACACGTAAGTGTGTTGATTCGTCAATGCTTTGTCCATAAGATGTCAAGCCTTTGCCTTTTAGTTCTTCTTTAATATGCTGACCTCTGACTCGCATCTTATACTTATTAGTGTTAAGATACTTCTTCACATTGTC